GCAAATTTACTGAATTTTTCAGAACTATCATAATATATTGGAGAAATTTTGCTAACTTTGCGTTACAATATTCGGATTTCCCCGATTTCAACAGGCTAAATCAATGAATAAACCTCTGAAAGTAATATTAAACGTGATAAAAAGTTTGCTGCTGGTGACATTGTCTATAATCACGGCTTGGCTGCTTGTGCCAATTACTGATGTTTTAATTGACAAGCTGGTAGTACCTTTTTCAACTCTTCTTCCTTATGACAATCCGTACATTGCTATTATCGTAAATTGTTGCCTCATTGTCCTGTGTATCGCATGTCTTGCCATAACTATATATAAACGGAAGACGTTTTTTCTTAGCCAACAATCATCTCGTTATATCATTGTTGCAACATTAATAATAGCTATTTTGTGGATATTTGAAAGATTTTTATCTTATAAGTGGTTTTTTATCCCCATTTATAATACCGAATTGGGATTGGTAGATTTGATAATAGCAACTGGAGTTTCGTCAGTTATTCTCATCTTTAGTTTTTCGTATTGGAACAATCGTATCAGGAAGTCTTCTCTAACTGACTCTGACAGTGAAAGAGATGCCCAGATAGGTTTGACGGAGTCTGTATTCCCGGATAATCCTATTTCAAAAGAAGAAGAGGATGAGTTGGGACGACTTCCTTTTGCCCAAAAATTCATTGGTAAAATCTATGGGCTGAATACTTCAAAAGGAGCACGTTCACTTGCTATTACGGCGCCATGGGGCAACGGAAAAACATCATTTCTCAATTTAGTCAAAGCGGGGCTGAAGAAAAAAGGATATAAGGTGGTGGATATTATACCCTGGAACCTTAATCCGGACAAAAACATTACTGCACATTTCTTTGAGGAGATTATAAAGAAATTTGGAGGAATTGACCATAAGGTAGCAGGTTACCTAAAGAAATATTCGGATATGCTTGAATCTGTAAATTTAGGTCTGTTGTCCAATTTTACATCGAATATATCGTTGCCAGAATTGGCACAATCAATATCAAAGGCGATGAATAAAAATGGTGTGAGAGTTGTTGTTGTTTTTGACGATATTGACAGATTAGAAGCTAATGAGATTGAGGAGGTTTTTCGTATTATTAGAGGGAGTGCAAATTTTACGAATTTCATTTTCCTAAGCGCTTTTGACAAACGATATGTACAACAAGCTTTAAAGGAGTCTAATCCATCATTTAATGAACATTATATAGAAAAGTTCTTTGAAATGGAGTTTACTTTGCCAGAACTTAGAAAAGAGCGTATTGAGAAAATCATTAAAATGAATATCGACTGGCTTTCTGAGGCTGATAAAAAAGAATTTGAAGAATATGTATCCAAAGATAAATCGTTATTTGAAGAGATTCCTCCTTATTCTCCACTGACCAATTTGAGAATGATTTATCGTTGGTTAAATTCGTTGAAGTATCGTTATGAGATTCTTAGGGAAGAATGTAGAATTTCAGATCTTGCAGATTTGGAGATGATTAATCTTTTGTACCCGCAAGTATACACTCTGCTGGCTAAAGACTACAATTCATTTTTTGAATGCGAAGATTATCAAAATACATATAAACTATGGGATGATTCCATGGCTGTATCATCCAAGACTGATTGGATTAAATCCTTAAGACAAAGAGAAAAACGGGATTTGCTTACTTATTGTAGAGAAGAATTCGCAATGAGGGCTGTGGAAATTGAAACTCTAATGAAGATACTTGGCCGACTGTTGCCTAAACATCGTTATCACGCGGAATCTAAAGCTTTCTCAAATCCAAATTATACACAACGTTATTTTGATGGAATACTTGATTCTACAGATATACCACAGTCAGAATTTAATGATATGATTTCCGGAAAAAAATCATATATGGGCCTAATTGATAATGACACCGATGGCCAATTTAAACATTCGCTATTCCTTTTATGCTTTGAAGCTAAGCCAAAAGATTTGAATGCTCTAAAGAATCTATTATCAATAATTTTCTATGCTTCATCGCACTATGATAGTTGGGGAATCCCATACTATAACATCAAAGAAAAGCTGTATCATTTTTCCATATCGGATGAAGATAAAAAATCACTATTCAAAGAACTTATAACAAGCAATAAGTTCTCTAAGTATGTGTTTACATCCCTCGTTTCAACCGCACATTCAGACCGGTATGGTTGGCTTGAAATATTTACTGAACAGGAATGCGATGACATTCTCAGTTGTCTTTTCGTTAAAGCAATCGATGAAAAATACTCGATTAATGACCTCTCCACATTGTTCTTTTGGACAAAAGTTAAAACAAAAGATGGCGATGAAGAACTTGACTATGAGTGTAAAATAGAGGATATTAAGTCTCAATATAAAAAGTGTCTCGCAACATACAGCGTGTCCCATATCAAATATCTGATATATACAAAACATCCTGAAAAAGATAAGTTTTATCCCAGCACTAATTTTATTCAACTATGGGGTACGTGGGAAGCATATGAAATATATATGAAGCAGAATTGCCTTTTAGATAATATAACGGAGGACATCAAGAATCAATTGAATGAATTCAAAGATTTTCTGAACAAATGGAAGGGAAAGGGAGAAATCCCTATCTCATACCCGTTTAAAGTCATTCCACCACTATAAACAATAATTGGGTTCCTTGCAAAATAATATAATGCAAGAAACCCAATTGTTACGGAATAAATAAGGTCGCTAACTCTGTGAGTCTGCGAGTATGTAATCCCTTGTGCCATTTGCCGCGGTAGTAGCAGTGGGAGGTGTAGGCGCGGTGGATGTTGCGGTTGCCAGATTTGAATAGTCAGAGTACGCTGGATTTGTTGACTACGCCGGGGCCGTAGTTGTAGGCTAAGGTACTTAGAAGGACACTGTCCAATATAAAAGCCCCTCGGTAAGGGTTAGTTTACCGAGGGGCGAGATGGAGATTAGGGGATTACGCGAACTTCATGCAGGGGATGAGGGTGTTGGGGACGGCGACTTCTGGGGTGAAGGTGACTTCGGGGGTCTCGGCTGCGAAGTGTTTGAACCCGTGGCGAGAACCGCGCTCGAAGATGAAGTTGCAGAGGGCGACGAACTCGTTTTTGTCTTGGGCATGGCCGCTACCGGTGACGAAGTCGGAGAGGACGATGATGCCATCTGGGAGGTTGTTGTGGCCGATGGAGTGCTCCCAGACTTTGAGCTGGATGTGGATATTGCTCCCGAAGTAGCGGAAGGTTGCGCCGACGCAGTTCCAGTCGCAGATTGCATCATCGTAGTTGGCATCGTAGCGCTTGGCAATGTAGATGCAGAAGTCGTTGAACAGGTCTTCGATTCGGTGTGCTGCGATTGTTGAGAGGGTTTTGTTTGAGTTGGTTGTCATGTTGATGGGGGTTGATGGGGTGATTGTCTTTTTCGATTTCTTGAAACCGAGGGTAAGACGAGAGAGTTTTTATGGGGCATAAAACGAAGCGATTTGTTTATTGCTCATGCAAATGATATTAAATGCTTTGTTATTCAATAGGTTAGGGAACTATCTGAAAAATGAAGCGATATTTCCAAGCGGTTTCCCTTTTACATGATTCTTACATCAGCTTTACAAAATGGGGCTATTGGGGGGAGAAAACGCCTCGGTTTCTTTACATCGCCTGTGCAATTTGTGTATAAATGGGCTTGGATGGCACTTTGTTGGCGTGTGCGTGCCTTTTTATCCAAATAGGAGGTCTTTTGAAGTGTAGGCGATCTATGGTATATTGATCGCATTTTTTTGCCCCAGTTTCTAAAATTTTTCTCAAAAATATTCCAAATAATCACTATTTGGAATATTTTGGCTATTTTTGTTGCTGTAATGAGCAAGATTATACATGTACATCTTATATGCCCGATAGTGGGTGAAAAACAGCGGGACTGGTACTTTGCCAGTATCTCTGCGGTGTATTCTGTCTTGACACCGGAACAAGTAGGAGCATCCAAGAGCTATCTGCTCCATGCTGGGCTGTCAGATAATGGCACGGTGATAACTAAAAGGGCTATAATTAAGCAGTCTACGCTTATTAGAGGCAGTAGGACGGGCTGAATGATTAATGATAAAATAACGCCGTTATAACAACCTTCGTGCGTTATTCATTTCAATGCTGTGGGGAGCGATTTTCGCTCCCCTTTTTTGTGCCTTTTGAGTTTAGGGTTACATTTAGGGTTATAGTTTAGGGTTACACTTAAATATCGTTTAGGGTTACATTTAGGGTTACATTTCCCATTTTTTCAAGGTTTGTATTTCATAGGATAATAACACATATAATCATTATAACCTCAAAATATCGCAAAATTATTATAGGAAAATCCCCCGATTGTTTTAGTGTGTTTGTGTGTTGTAAATAGCTGTATTATAGTTTGTTATACTTTTTGTGCCTTGAAAAGCCCATAAGCTTGCGTGTGTGCGTTAAAAAGAGGCTATCATGCGTATTTGCATGTAAGCCGTGTGGTGTTATTCAAGATGTATTACCCCGACCACACGGGCTATCCCGACGATTTCATCTTTGGGGATGTCGAAAGGGTCGTATTCGTGGTTATCTGATACAGCCAGCAAACAATCTTTCTCCATGCTTTTGCGTAGGCGCTTTACGATTAGTCCTTGTTCGCGTGTTGCAATCAGGTGCGGCTTGTTCCATTGGATAAACTGTGAGTTGTGTATTATGGAGCATGCTATAATATCGCCGGGGTATAGGCGAGGTATCATGGAGTCGCCGATTACTTCAATCATAAAGTCCACACCAAGATGTCTGAATTTTGGTATAACGTAGTAGGCAAGTACATCTTTTTCCTTTATGGTGAAATGTTCATTGGCGAATCCTCCGACAGCTCTTTCTGAAACTAAGGGGATTGCGCCCTTGTCTTTTTTGGTCGTTTCGGTAAGTGATTCAAAGTAGGTTTCATTTCCGCTATGGGTAGAAATAAGTTTTTCTTTTTTTGTTATGGCAGCGGGCTTTTGAGTCTGCTCTTTAAGCATATTGCCATTACCTGTAATGAGCCACTCTATATTTATTTCCGCAATTGCGGAAACTTTTTCTAAAACTTCAAAAGAGGGCTTCCCCTGTCTTTTACCTACTATATTATCCACAACAGAAGGTGTTACCCCAACTGCTGATGCAAAGGCACTTTTGTTTCCCTTAAACAGGGTTGTAATTATCTGATTAAAACGTCCATTAATATCCATGTTGCATTAAAATTTACGTAAATGCGGAATTTTCTCGCTGAAAAATTTTCTATTTCCGCAAATGCGTATTATCTTTGCGGTGTGGTTAAGATGTTACCACCGCGCCAAAGATACAAAAAAGGCGCGAGATTAGCGAATTTTAAAACTATTGAATATGCAAACGACAGACGAAATAAAAGAATGGCAGACGCAAAGTGTGAAGCACAAGGTTGCCGGAGTCCTGATGATGGACGGTGTTTCATTCCGCTACGATGAGGAGAACGGTATAACGTTCACGGCCCCGGAATTCTATGTAGAAAAGCTGAAATATCGACTTGTCACGGTTTTTGGCTGTTCTGTAAAACCGATTATAAACGAAATAAATAAATAACCATGAATGAGGCAAAGACAAACCAAGAGGAGGTTCTTAAAATCTTCAAATCTGAGTATGAGGGTATTTTACGCCGTTACGAGCGTGACGTGGAGAGGTATGCCCTCAAGATGAACGAGAACTACGAACAGTTTTTCTGTTGGCACGGAGGGACAATGTATAAGATCCAAATAAACCTCAAGGCCATACGTGAACTCCGGCATCTGACAAGCTGGGATAGCACAGACAAAATAAAGATGGCACTGGAAAACCATATCAGGAATATAGAACTGACCTTGATTGAAGGCAGCCAGTATCCGACAAGTACAAACCTTCTCCACAATGTGGCGGACGTTCTCGGGAGGGAAGCCAAACAGCGGCTCAGGGAGGACCTCCAGAGGCTGCTTTATACGATAACTTATAAATGATGGAATATGAAAGCAATAAAAGTGGAAGTTCCGGAGCATGAGTGGGACAAGGTAGGCCCTTTCGTGGAGTATATAAACGATGATGACGTTGTGGCATACCAGACAAGTCGTACGGAATTTATTGTGGTGGCACAAGGCGAATGCTCGATGGCACGTGTGGATGCCCTGATTGCCGCGAGACTTGATGACGAAACGCTGATTACCCATATCAGGAAATAAGAGGGTTAGGCCCAAGAGAGGGCGATCCTGTGGCATGGAGCCACGAAAGCCGAAAGGCACAAACATTTGAACCTCCGGTGTCGCCAAATACGCCGGAGGAATCGGGCGGCAGGTTTAGAAGGCTGAAACACTGCGGAGGTGCACCTATGCAGAGAGGCGGGTTCGACTCCCGTGCCGTCCACCAATAATCAATATTTAAAATAACGACTATGGCGAAGAACTACATTAAACCGGACCCGGACAAACAACTGAACAGGCGTTTGCGGGCGGCGTTGGGGTCGATACTCCATACACAAACAGCGGTCAAGGCCGCGCTGGATCAAGCCGAAGGGTTCATGACCGAAGAGGAACTGGCAAACTCGCGTGCATACTGCTCCCTCTGCAGCTATGACGCACAGTGTGAAGAAATATTCATGACTCTTTGCCGGGAATTAGGCAACCAACCTCAGCAACAATAAAACATATCGGATATGAAGAAGCAGATTTTGACAGACAACGAAACCAAGACTTTCCTCATGAAGGCATTTGGGTGCTCCCGTCAGCAAGTGTGGAGAGCCCTCAATTTCGAGCGCAACAGCGACAAGGCGCAACGTATCCGTCGACTGGCCCTGCAGCGCGGTGGCAAACTGACAGAAGGCTATACGCCTGAATGTGAGACGACCCATCAGACGGCAGACCGCACCATGACTCAGACGTTCGGTCACCGCGTGAAGATAGTTGCCGATTTCGGCAGCAGCGAGGTTGTGGTTATGGTTGACGGCGTAAAGAAGAACAGTTACAAGAACCTGAGTATACCCGAGTTCATGCAGCTTCAGAACGAGGTTGAGCAAATGGCGGCAACACTCTAACTGATAAAAACAATGGAGTATTACGGAAAGATAGCCTGTATTTCCTATGTGGATCTGATCCGGGAACCTGACCCGATTATGTCAGAGTCCAACTATAAGCAGTTGAGTAGAAGAGGCAAAATTAACGTGGTACGTCCGGGTAAAGGTTTAGGCAGCTATGCTCTCGTGGAGATAGCGACAATGCCGCAAAGGTTTCAAGATAAAATAAAAGAAAAATACGGAGATATGAATTCAGAGATACTCAGAATGTGGTTCGCAAGCCACTTCCATATCGATGCGAAGGCACGCGGGTTCTATACCCGGTTCCGTTTCGAGGACGGCAGCGCGTTACCCCCGGAGCATATAAACGAATATACCGTGAACGCCTCGGCGATACAGGCGGTTGTCGATGTGATGGCAGACACGGTTATTATGCGCCGTGCCATGAAGGGCGGTCCGGTCAACTGGAACGAGCTTGCGGGTGCCATCAACTATTACCGAGAGGAATTCGGCCACACGCTGCCCGTCAGCGTCAACCGTTTCAAGAGGAGGGTCAACGAGTTCAAGGCTCAGGGCTACGAAAGCCTTATCAGCCGCAAGTTCCGTAACCAGAACAGGCGCAAGGTCACTTACAGCATTGCCGACCTTATACGCGGCCTCGGAGCCATGACGGAGCATCCCTACGATACGGTGGTAGCCGAGATGTACAACCGGTTCGTGACCGGCGACCTCGAGGTGTATGATCCTGAAACGGGCGAGGTCTTCAACCCGGATGACTTCACTGACAAGTCCGGCAACCCAGTGGTGCTGAGCAAGGGCACCATAGCCAACTACCTCAAGCAGCCCAAGACAAGGGCACTGCTGGCACAGGTCCATCAGACGCAATGGGATTTCAACAACTCGCAGCGTCCCTACCATCTGCGCCGGAGTCCGAACTATGCCTTCAGCAAAATCTCGGCGGATGACCGTGACCTTCCACGCCCGATGCACGACGGGAGCTACGTGCACGCCTATTACGTGAGCGATGTCGCAAGCGGTGCTGTGGTAGGGTATGCCTACAACCGCAAGAAGGACAAAGACCTGTTCCTCGACTGTATGCGCAACATGTTCCAGACCTTGGACCGCAACGGATGGTACATGCCGGCACAGATAGAGGTCGAGCACCATCTGGTAAACAAGTTCACCGACGGGCTCATGCAGGCCGGCGTGGTGTTCCCCCTTATCAGGTGGTGTAACCCGGGCAACTCGAGGGAGAAGCGTCAGGAGCATGTCAACCGGGCGAAGAAGTACGGTGTGGAGAAGCGCAGCCAGCAGAACATCGGCCGATGGTATGCTGCCCTCGAAGCCAACCGTCCGAAAGTTGAGAAGGTGTATGACGAACTAAACAACACCTACAGGGTGCCGACCTACGGCTACGAGCAGCTGGTGGCCGATGACATAGCCGCCATAAACGAATACAACTCCCAGATGCACCCCAACCAGAAGAAGTTCCCGGGCATGACCCGCTGGGATGTGCTTTGCCGGTGCCAGAACCCGGATCTTGCACCGTGGGATAAGGCGGTGCTGTACCGCTTTATCGGCGAGCACACCGAAACGAGCATCAAGCAGAACGCCTACCTGACAGTGCAGTACAACCAGTACAGACTTTCAAGTCCTGAGATTATCGAAAAACTCGAGCCCCGTAACTATAAAGTTGATGCCTACTGGCTGCCCGATGCGGACGGTAATATTGGTGAGGTGTATATCTACCAGAACGGGCGGCTTATCGATACGTGCCGGATGGTTGCCCGGTATAACGAGGCGACAGCCGAGCAGACCGAGTCCGATCGTGAGGCATATACGGAACAGGCCAAATATGTGTCACAGTTTGATGCCATGATAAAGAAAAATAAGATCCACAAGGTCGGCATCACCCGTCAAGAGGTGGCGGCAGTAGTCCGTGAGGCTCAGGCTGCCCCGGTCACAATTCTGGAACCTGAAAACGATCTTGATTATTCGGAATACATGGATGTGGGCAGAATGGCAGCCGATGCAGTAAACAGCATTTGAACAATATTAAAACAGCATTTAAATGGAAATTACAAGCGAAATCAAAAAACGCATAGCGGGGGCCATAGGTGCCGACCGTGAGAATTATCCGAGCGACAACCGCCATGCCACGGCGTTAGGTATCGCCCCAAGTGTCTATAACGCGATAAAGAAAGGCAACTATGACCGTCAGGTCAGCGATGCCAACTGGATAGGCATTGCCCGTCGCTTAGGTGTACAGCTACGCGACGAGATGGAATGGAGCGCAGCCATTACGCCTACCTACGCTTTCATCAGCAAGCAGCTCGAGGTGTGTCAGCAGAGCGGTCTGAGTGCCATCATGTGCGACATGCCGAATATCGGCAAGACATTCACTGCAAGGGCCTATGTGAAGCAACATCGCCATGCCGTATATGTTGACTGCTCACAAGTAAAGACCAAGCTAAAGCTTATACGATTTATCGCAAAGGAATTCGGCGTGGGTTCATACGGCAGATACAGCGATGTTTACGAGGATTTAGTGGCTTATCTGCGCACCATAGACACCCCGTTGATCATCCTCGACGAAGCAGGAGATCTCCAGTATGAGGCATTCCTTGAACTGAAGGCGTTGTGGAACGCTACCGAACGCTGCTGCGGGTGGTACATGATGGGAGCCGACGGGCTTCAGGAGAAGATAACACGTGCCATAGAGGGCAAGAAAGTGGGCTATACCGAAATGTTCAGCAGGTATGGGGACACATACAGCAAGGTCACTCCGGATGACGCCAAGGAGCGCGAGAAGTTCATGAAGGCACAGGCTGCGATTGTCGCCAAGATCAACGCTCCGGCAGGGGCAGACATTGCCAAGATCGTAAATGCCTCCAAAGGCGGGTTGCGCCGTGTCTATACCGAAATTGAAAAGATAAGGAGGGCAGGGGCATGAAGCTGAAACGCGCATACAGCCCCGGAGAGATCCTGAACATGAGGATCCCGAGCTACGAATTCACCGGACAGTGGCAGGCGGCCATCGGCAACCCCGCCAAAAGCGGCACATGGATAATATGGGGTGCCAGCGGGAATGGCAAGACCTCGTTCGTGATGCAGCTTGCCAAATATCTCTGCGGCTTCGGCAAGGTTATCTATGACAGTCTGGAGGAGGGTACGAGTCTGTCATTCCAAATGTCGTTGAAGCGTCACGGAATGTATGAAACTCGCAAACGCCTAATGGTTCTTGATCGGGAGCCGATGGACCAACTCAGCGAGCGCCTGAGCCGTAAGAAGAGCGCGCCCATCGTGATAATAGACTCCTTCCAGTACAGCGGTCTGAGCTATCAGGCATATTGCGAGATGAAGGAGCGCCATTCCAACAAGCTTCTCATATTCATCAGTCATGCCGAAGGAATGAAACCCGAAGGTCGCCCGGCCAAGAAAGTTGAATATGACGCTGATGTGAAAATATTCGTCAGCTGCTTCAAGGCCATGTGCAAAAGCCGTTTTCTGGATCACCCGGGCGAACCGATCACCGTATGGGAGGAGGGAGCCACAAAAGCATTACTCGATGACGGACAAAAGAGCGATGAGGCGCAAAAACCTCCTGTATAAGCTACGGAAGAAGGGATTCAGATGCGACACGAAAGCACGCTGCATAGAATGCCCCTACGGCGAGGATCCTGCCCGGGTTCCACAGATCCGGCGCTTGGTCAGAGAATATAATTTTAACATTCAGTATATAATAACATGAGCAATAAACAGACAACAATCAATCTTGTGCCTCCTGGGCGCCTCCATAAAGAGGGATTTGTGAGCAAGGGGCATGTATGTGGCTATTGCCACGGCAGGGGATGGTTTTATGGACCACTTGGTGCAAATGAACCAGTTGTATGCCCTGATTGTGGAGGAACGGGAGAAGTAGTGGCTTTCGTGACCGTAGATTGGAAACCGAGAACGAAAGGAGGGAATGTATGACTGAACAAACATCGAGGGACATATTGCGCAAGAAGCGCAGTTCAGTCCTCCATCAGATGCAACTGCTTGATGTTGACACGGCAGACTGGGGCAAAGTCGATGCCCTTTGTCTGGACAGCCGGATAGCCGGCAAACGTTTCTGTCACCTCGATTGTGACGAACTGGATGCGCTTCTCATAAAATTGCGTGCCATAAAACGAAAGCAAACAACCATTAAAAACAAATGATATGAGAAAGGAAACAAACGAAGCCATCGGCCGCCTGAAAGCCCAAATATTTGAGGCGGCCGCCTCCCTCACAAGCGAAGAGCGCGAGGAGCTTTACCGAGAGATTAATGAATGGACTTATGAACAGTATGAGGAAGCATTGCTATGCCAGGAGCTCGAGATGCAAAATTACGAAGAGGAGGACTGAGATATGGATAGAAAAAGCCAAGACAAGGTGTTGAGAGCCGGATCTACGATTATCCGCAAAGATGACTACCCGCAGCCCCGCATAAAGGCACGATATGTTGCAGGTTCCGATTATCGGACCTACGAGAAATATAAGACCAAAGCGGAGCGTGACCGAGCTTTTGCGGGTCTCCTTAAAGGTGATAAAGTAATCAGTGACTAACCAATAAAAATAAAGAGAAATGGATAATATCAGAGAAGCCCTCAAGGGCATGTCGGCAGCCGAGCGCAAGAACCTGCTCGAGGAACTCAAAGCCGAGGAACAGAAAGCAACCCGTGACCGTCGCGAGGCTTACGAGGCCCTGCGTGCGCAATTCGCACACGAAGTCAAAAGCCATCTTCTTCCGCTGGTGGAGGATGTGCGCCAGTTCCGTGAATGGATCGAGAAGGAGGCTGACGGCTTCTATTCAGTGATGAGGGAGTACGGACAGCTGCGCAAAGAGGAGCAGTCAAGTTTCACAATCGTTGACGGCGACATGAAAATGGAGGTGCGCAGCAACAAGGTCAAGACCTTTGACGAACGCGCCGACATGGCGGCCGAGCGTCTTATGGAATACCTCAAGGCGTATGTCGCCGGAAGCGAGAAAGGATATGACGATCCGATGTACCAGTTGGCGATGACCCTCCTCGAGCGTAACCGTCAGGGAGATCTGGACTACAAGAACATCAGCAAGCTCTACGAGATGGAGGACCGTTTCGATGAGGAGTATAAATCCATCATGGGACTGTTCAGGGAGAGCCACACTGTCACCAAGACTGCTGTCAACTTCTACTTCTGGCAGCGTGATAAAAACGGCGTGTGGCGCCGTGTCGAGCCGAGCTTCTGCCGTTTGTAGCGGAATATTGGTAACTCCTTAACCACAAAGCACCGTAGATGAAATATTTACGGTGCTTTGTATATGTAAATAGCGTTAAAATCGTTAATTTTGCATATAGCTTGTATATGGCAAAAGGAAGAGATAAGGAACTTATAAAATTGCGTGACGAGGCATTGTGCCGTCGTTACTATTATTGGACTGAGAGGCAGCGACTGCGCTTTGATGACGCGCTCAAAATCCTCTCGGAACGTGAGTTCTTTATCTCCGAGGAACGTATAATGGCCATTATCCGGCATAAGATCCGCACCGGGGAGGCTGAACGTATTCAGGCTCCCCAAAAAGTCAAGAAGCCGCGCCTGACCAACGACCAGCTCTCCCTCTTCCCGGAATTATAGGCTTTGCCCGGTATTGTCGTTTATGGTGAAGGCGTATGTCGTTTCAAACACCTTGATGTAGCCCAGGAGGGCGAAGTCGCGGCTTTTTACCCGTACAAGAGGGGTGGCGCATTGGGCGCTTTTGAAACGGTTGAGAGCCTTGTACAACTTAAGGTCCATTTTCCGGCGTTCCCTCACCCGATTATAAGTCCCCGATGCAAACGAGGTGTCGTCATAACAGTCCATCGCCAGGCGTACCGTTATGAGTGCGGCACCTTTCTGGCTCCCGAGTCCCTGGTCCCTCCAGTCCGCATCGATATTGCCTATAAGGACGCAGGGGAAGGTGACAGGATAGTGGTCCTCTTCCGCTGACATTTCGAGTTGTCCATAGTCCTCGTCAATGAGTGACAATTCCGGCATACGTCCGGCGATGCGTTCCATGATGTTGATGAGTATTTCTTCCATGATTTTATGAGTTTAGAATTTTACGGATTTCATTTTCTGTCCTGGTTGTTATGCTGTCCGACAGTTCGATGCTTTCGCCCAGAAACTGGCGCTGCGGTATCTTCACCTTCAGCTTGGTTTTCCGTGTCAACGCAAGCCGCTTCCAGAATTGCGCCTGCTCGTTTTCAGGTTGCGCTGCGGCACCGTGTTTTTGGCGTTTCTTTTGCCCCGTGCCGGCTTTTTTCGTTTTCCCTGAAGATTTGTAGAACATCGCCCATGCGAAGCGTCTCATGCGGTCTGTGACGGTCGGGTTGGCCACACCGCCCCAGTTGTGCAGCGGGGCGTAGCGTACCTCGTTGGCGATACGTACCCGGTAATCCCCGGGCATATATTTTATGGAGCTGAAAAGATGGTTGCGCCCTGACAGCAGCGTGCCGTAATTTGACGCTGCTCCCGGGTCGCCGGATGACAGCCTCTTTGCCTGTTTCCAAGGATGCAGTCCACCGTTGACGAAGCCGCCTTTGCGGAAGTTGTCCTGAAAATGGTCCTTGGCCATACGCCCGGCAATCACCGGCATATTACGGCGCATGAGAGTTTCAAGCTCTCCGCGCTTGGCTTTTATGAGTTTTGCGAAATCTTTTATATCCATAAAATTGCCATAATTAGAAAAATTTGTTACATTTGCAGTGCCAACTGAGGATTAAATGTTGTCGAGTGTCTGAAAAGGCACCGGCTCCGAAGGGTAGCCACCATTAGGTGGCTTTTTTGTTATACATCATATTGCAAAATATCCTTGCGACCATTAATCACTACATAAATTCTTTTTATTATTGGTTTGACATGATGCCCAAAATTATCGTAAAAATGTTTATACCGGTTTATAGATCGCATAAGGTTATCCTCGTTGAACATAGAAGCCTTGTGGAAATACAAACATAGTGCTTGCGCAGGAACATTCACGTCAGGTCTTGCATTATACGCCTTAATCTGTCCGTTCTTTTTCAAGATTGCTCTCCAGTACCATCCGCGACCTGTTATGGAGCGTATGTCCATCATCTGACCGTCAAGTTCCATATCAAGTGCTCTGTATCGTTCTCCCCGCACTCGTTCTTTGGACTCGTCGCATAATATTACCTTGTGTCCGGCCTTGAATAGCTGGTCCACGCACTCACGCTCGAGGTCGGCCCCTGACATTGTGCCACCAAAAAACTCCTTGCGCCCTGTGTCGTCATTATGTCCTATGTGTGTGGCTCTCACCCCTCCTGACTTTTTATCAATCTTCACTTCCTTATAATCAGGATCATGCTTGAGGTCGAAATAGTCCTTTTTAGCAAGATATTTCGGATCGGTGAGCAGGCGGAGTTTTTTGTCGATATATCGGCATTTGTGGCAGTCTTTTTTGCGCCGCGCGTTAAAGAAACCAGCGAGCATGTTTCTCGGTCCGGACGCAAACGGACACCGGGCACAGCTGTCCGGAAAATAAGGATGATCATTTGAGAACAATTCCCCTGTGCTTCCGGGATTGGAATTAAGCCCTTTCTGCGGGTTATCCAGTCCAGAAGGAGCCGACGGGGTATTTGTCGCCGGTTCATCGGTCGCGGTCAGAGAGCATTTGCAATTCCAACGATCCCCCGGGCGGTGTTCGTTCCAGAACTTATCCTCTATGGGTCGTATGACACCCCAGAATATGCGGTGGTCCTCTCCGGGAGTCAGCGAAGTGGAGGGCATCCATTTCAGGTTTGGCAAAATGTCTTTTTCACGAAGGAATTGTTGCCAGTCTGCGGCTTGGTGCGCCCGTATCACCGCTGTGTCGTACTCGGTTCGCAGCCATGTACCCATTTGATGGGACGCTATGGGTGTGACTTCTTTAGACCACTGTTCAAACGGTTTTAGATTGCCGTTAGAGTCCAATAATAGCCGTGTCATGTCCCTTTGAGCGCGATGCACTTTGAATGCCGAGAACACACCGGCACTGTGGCGCAACGCATCTATGAAATCATTATCCCTGTCAAATTCCTTTGTCAGGCCTATCCCTTTGTCTATGCCCCACTTCAAGGACTCAAATACCTCGTTGAACAGATTGGTCTCAATGTCGGTTACGGGGTTAAAGTCCTCGCTGTATATTTTCAGCAATGCCTTCCGAAGGGTTTCTGGAGAGAATTCAAACGGTGTTTCAACTGACCGGTTCTCTATATGATACAGCCGGTCAACTACCATTCTAAAACCGCCCCGGTGCTCCACGGGGCTTTTGCGAAAAAACTTTTCAGCCAATTTTTGAAAGTCTTTTTTTGTTTTTCGGTAGGTTCCGGCAGATCCTTGTCGTCGCCCTGTTCCCCATTTCCCTGATTGTTGTCTTTCTCCGGATCATCCTCCGTGTCACCGTCATTCTGCGGGATTTGTTCTGCGGAAGCCTTCGCCTCATCGGCTTCCCGGGCGCGTCGTTCCTCCTCCTCTTTTTTTATCATTTCATAATTTGCCGGTTTGCTGATACCGAATTCCTCATAGAGGTAATCATCATCTACTGGCAGATTGAAGCCGGTGCGGAGCTGTGTCAGTATGTTGATTTTGGATGTCGGATCAAGGTCTTTTTTCTCCGGGAAACAGAACTTGCCACCTGTGGTGTCGATGCCCATGCGGGCGAATATGTCGGCAGCCTCATAGTTGAGCACATCGAGGACATACAGCCGGTCGGACTGGGCGATTTTGTCCTCTCCTTTCTTATGCACGGTGCCAAGTGCCTGAGTGCCGGTGTCGGATGACTCGGTGGTAAGCGTGTTCCCGAGGAACAGTTTTGAAATCTCGTTGTTGCATCTCTCGCACAACCGCTCGTACACATCGGCGGAGCCGGTCTTGTTGCCCGCCTCTATGAGGTTGAGCGAGGTGTCCTTGCCGTGTACGAACGTGGCGAGGCTACCCACGTTTGCGGCGTCGGAAATGGCACGCTCACGGCTTCCCTCGTCGTCGGAATCATAGGTGTATTCCTGAATAGGCATACCGAACACCTCGGAGAACTGGGACCAGTCCCCGGTGGTGTTGCGCTTGTATATCACCCAAGGGGCAGCCTTGGCGAGCAGTCCGAGATCATCGTCCCTTCCGACGAACAGCAGATCCGGGTATTCATCCCACGCTATGCCGGTTATGTCGGTCTGGTGGCGGAGTATCAAACGGCGCACGGGGTCCGCATGTTTGCGAGGGACCAGATTATAGTTTATCCATTCGCCATCCTTGAAAAACTGGCATAGCGTGAAGCCCCAGAACCGTGCGTCGATAATGTCGCTCACAAGCCTCGAGAACCAAGGTGAGCGGATCTGTTCGTTAACCTTATCATCCGGTTTACCGTCACGCCTGAACTCTATGTCCGAGCATAGTACCGCATTCCGGCGTTTCTCGATAACACATGACAGGTGCGAGTCCATAAGGATGTCGGCGTACAGGTCATATAACTTGTAGCGACGGGGGAAGTCGATATTCTCGGCTGACCTGATCGCTTCCGTATAATCAGCTATGTCTATCCCGAACCGCTTAGGCTGTGTAAGCACTACGACCGGGGGACGGGACTGTCCCGGTCGTGGAACGTTGCCACCGGAGGTTATCAATCCGGGGCGGCTTTCCGGATTATTTTTTCTTTTGCTCATAATTGTGATGATTACATGTGACTGACTCGTTTGGGATTGCTGCGGATGCGGAATATGGACCCTGCCACACGCTCCTCCTCGGGCAGAAGCGGGGCACCCTCGATAGATATGTCCTCACGGGCGACCGCTTTCATCCATTCCACCGCACGCTCGTACCGGTCTTTTCGGATTTGGGAAAGTTTCTGAGGGTTGTGTATGCAAAATATGTGGTACACTGTAATATCGAGCACCATCATCAGCACCAGTTGGTGTCTATCGTCACCGACAGCCGAGAATATGCGGTCGCAGTCATACCGTTTGGACAGGTAGCAGCGCATCTCGGCAATAGCCCTGTCCTCGCATATCTCCACCACGGTATCATCGTCACGTGTAAGCGCATCGAGTATCTCCCGGTGTATTGATGCGTCGTAATCTGAAAGTTGTACGAATTGGCTCATATATGGAATTTATGTGTTATAATCTACGTTTGTTTCGCCGGCTTATTTCGGATCGGGAGCGGGTCAAGGGCGTTTCAACCTTACGCATGATCTCATCCAATATGCGGTTGCCACCCTCTACAGCATCCGGACCGTCGGCCGGATAGCGCAATGTGAGCGTGAAAAGCCTGAACTGGTCCTCGAGCTCTTTCATGTGCGGGTTGTCACGCTCAGCCTCGTTCAGGATCATATTGCCCTCCCGGTTCATCGGCTCAAGATTGGCTTCTATGCGGGTTGCCTTGTCCGTCTTTTTACGTTCATCCGGCCGGATATACAACTGGATGCCCCTCTCTTTGCGGACCTTTGCGACAAGCGGCCTGAACACCTGCTGAAAAAATGGGTCCTGAAGTTTGTTGTTTTCCATGTAGCAATATACCGGGACGACACCTCCCACATATTCAAGAAGTTGCACATACCAGTCGATAAACTCCGCATTAAGCGATTTGGCCAGCCGTGATTTGATGACATACAGTTTGCCGTCGAGTTTCCCCATCAGCATGACAGCTTTGAAAGATTTTCCCTTCTTAGCCTTGCTCTCGCCCGGAGAGGGGTCCCCGTATGCCACAAGGAACTTGAATTTTTTAAGAGAGGGAACCTTGCCGTATGTAATGGACTCGAACACTTCCCCGGCAGCTATTGGGTTGTTGAAGTATTCGCCCTGTGCAGCTTTGGTCGAGATTTTTGAAAGGGTGCGGTCGATGAACTCCTCCGAGTTTTTCTCCGGCCAAGTGGAATTACCTTCCTTGTCGCGAATGTTCACAATGTCCCAGTGGTCCGCCATGGCACCGGCACGGACCACGCAACAGTCCTTTGCGATGATATTACCGCAAAAAATTATAAGTGTCGGTGTGGATATGGATCGTGTGGGATATAGTGCTTTTTCCCACCATTCCCACCGCTTCTGTATTATATCGGGGTTCTTGCAGTCTTCGTCTGTGTCGAAGTCATCTACGAGTAGCACATCCGGTCTTATCGCCTCATTTCGAGAACCACGCGGCGACTGTCCGGCTCCGAGGGCGCGGAATGCGGCACCTCCCTTAGTGAGAAATTCATCCTCGGTCCATGATCCAGGAGTCATTTGCGCTCCGTAATATGCGATAATGCGTCCGTTGGCTTCGAGCATGGCACGGTACGGAGCAAGCAGCCTGATCGCATTATCCTTGGAGTTGGAAGTCAGGATTATGTTATGCTTGTGCCCGGTCAGTACCAGATACAGAATAATGCACATGGTGATGGTCGATTTGGCGAGCTCACGGCTCCATGACAGCACCTCGAACCACTCGTCGTTGGCTATGATGCGCCTGATGGCCCGTTTATGGAACCCGGCGAACTCGCTTTTCACATAAGGTGCGCAAAAGAACTTGATCCATTCGATGGGATGCGCCTCGAGATATATGCGGTGTTTCTCTCGCTCGGCATGGGTCATGGTCTTATCGACCGGGGTTGAGCGCGCAATATCCTCCTTGAATTTCTCCCAGTCCTGAAGGGCTATTTTGTCAACCTGTTTCATAGCTTGTCTTTTATGTATGCGTCGGCAATACGGGTTATCTCCTTCGCTTTCTCTATGTCGTGGGGGCGCAGCCATTCTATAAGACCGGTCAGTACGCTTATAGTGTCGGCGATGCCTATTTCCTGTTCCATTTTCGATATGGCCGCCGCGAGTTTTCCGAGGATGTCAGCCTCTTTCGATGTCGCGAAACGTTCTCCTTCCGGTCGCTCGGCTATCGTACGGTTTATCTCCGCCACCTGACGGTAGAGGTTGGCGACCTGCTCCTGTCTTGTAAGGGTTATACCAACTTTCTGTTCCTCCCATTTGCCGGCGCGCACCCAATTTGACACGGTGACGCGCGAGCATCCCACCCTGTCGGCTATTTCTTGTTGGGTAAGGTTCTCACGGAGGTATAATGTCTTTGCCCATTCCTTTTTCTGGGCGTTAGTCAAATCTGCCATAACATTGATAATTATGGTGCAAAATTGCTATAAAAAATGGGGTTGGAGAAAGTGAGACCGCATGATACAACTTTATGGCGGCATGATAACGCCATAAAGTTGTATGATAAAACCGGAGTTTTCATACCCCGTTGTTTTATGGCAATTTTGCACCATAAACGCGGGCGGACCGCATTAAACACAGTGAAGATGAACAGATATTTCAACATACAGACAGCCCCCGACGGGAGCATGACCATCCTCCTCTACGGAGAGATCGGGGATTATGGCGATGTCAAAAGCGGCAATGTCGTGTCTGAGCTTAAGGCTGCCGAAAATTCCGGTGTCCGGATAGATGTCCGCATCAACTCCATCGGAGGCGATGTTTACAGTGGTATTGCGATATTCAACGCTCTGAAAGGAAGCAGTGCCGACATACATATATACATAGACGGCGTGGCAGCAAGCATGGCGGCTGTGCTTGCTTTGTGCGGAAAGCCTGTCACCATGAGCAAGTATGCCCGGCTTATGCTCCACAGTGTCAGCGGAGGGTGCTACGGCAATAAGACCGAGCTGCGCCGGTGCATAGATGAGATACAGTCCCTCGAGGACAGTTTTGCCGATATGCTCGCCTCAAAGCTAAAAACGGATAAGGCACAAATAAAATCCTCCTACTTTGATGACAACGACCACTGGCTGACCGCCGGAGAGGCTTTTGCGCTCGGTCTGGTTGACGGTATCTATGATGCCGACCCGGTACCTCCCGACAGCACCCCGGAACAGATATACAGCATATTCAATAACCGGCTCGAAAGGCCATTAAACGACAATCAAATGAATTTAGAAGAACTCAAAAAGCGTCCGCGCTTCAAGGACTGTGCGGATGACGCGGCTGCGTTCAAAGAGATCGATGACCTCGAGAAGGCGGCGGAGAAGGTTCCTGCGTTGGAGCAGGAAAATACGGAACTGAAGGCGAAAGTCAAAGGCTTCGAGGATAAGGTCGCTGCTGATGAAGCTGCCGAGCGCACCTCCCTTCTCGACGCGGCCGAGAATGACGGACGCATCAACGCCCAGACCCGTCCTACATTCGAGAACATTCTCAAACGTGACATGGCGGAAGGTAAGGCGGCTCTTGCAGCTCTCACGCCCAAGCGTAAGGTCATGGAGGATATAAACCACTCGACCGGCAATGAGGGACCTTGGGCACGCCGCATGAAGGAGATCAAGGACAGTCTCAATAAGTAAAATCAACCAATAAAAGACATTATGGCAATAGTAGTAAAAAACACCAATTACAATGGTGAGGTGCTTGAAACCATCTTGACCGTTGCGACCACGGGTAATGAAATAGTGAGCAAGGGACTCATTATGGTTATCCCCGGGGTTGAGAAAAAAATCAGCATTCCTCGTCTCAAGGCAGGAAGGATGCTCCAGAAACAGAAAGTGAATCCCACCCTCGAGGACAGCAAGGGCGATTTCAATTACAGCGAACATTCGCTTGAGCCCAAGGACCTCATGGCGTTCACCACGTTTAATCCGCGCGCTTTTGAGCATATCTGGCGCAAATGGCAGCCTAAAGGGAACCTTGTGTTCTCGCAGCTTCCTCCGGAGGCACAGAACGCGCTTCTTGAGGCTCTGTCAAAGCAGGTGCAGTTCGAGCTCGGATGGCACTATATCAACGGCACATACGGCGATACCGACGATGAACTGATGGACGGTATTTTGACTCAGGCCGCCAAAGATCCGGAATGCATCGTCGTAAGTTCGGAGGGCGCCACAATGCTTGAAGTTCTCAAAGACATACGAGCTTCCATCCCGAAGGCTATGCGTGAAAACCCGAAACTCCGCATCATCATGAGCGTTGATGATTTCGACCGTTATGACGATGAGCTCACCAAGCGCGAGCACAAGAACTCGGATGAGACCGAGATGAACCGCAAACGCTACAAGGGTATCACCATAGAGACTGTCTCGTCATGGCCCGACGGAGTTATCGTCGCGACTCTCTGTTCCCCTGACGCTGACGGCAATCTCTTTGCCGCAGTCAACCTGCAGGACGATGAGAGTGTGATTCAGATCGACAAGTACAGCAATGCCGGCGAACTCTACTTCTTCAAGCTGCTCATGAAAGCAGACACCAACATCGGATTCGGTGAGGAATTTGTGGTATTTGACGGACGAGAGAATCCCCTTTTCAAGACCCCCGAAAAAAGTATCACCGCCAATCCGACAGCACTGGTATTTGCCGCTGCGGGTGAAAGCAAAGAGGTTGTCGTCACTGCCAGTGGGGACTATACCGTAGGTGCGGCTCCCGCCGGCTTTACGGTGGCCAAGACTGCAACAGGGCTTACTGTAACAGCTGCCGTAAATGACGGAGAGGCGGCGCGTAGTGGCAGTATTGAAGTCACCCTCACTGAGGCTCCGGCAAAGAAGGCGGTCATAACCCTTACCCAGCCCAAAGAGTGATGGCGGCATTAAAATATCTCGTGCTCCATTGCACCGCGACACCTGAAGGGCGCGAGGTAACAGCCGCCGACATCCGGCGCTGGCACACCTCCCCGGTGTCGGAGGGCGGCCGAGGATGGAAGCAGCCGGGATATACCGATATAATCCACCTTGACGGCACAGTCGAGCGTATTGTCGATAATAATAACGAGGACGCCAACGTTGACCCGTGGGAGATTACAAACGGAGCCAAAGGCTACAACTCGGTCAGTCGTCACGTGGTCTATGCCGGAGGTATGACGAAGGACATGTCCCGACCGAAGGACACCCGCACGCCGGCGCAGCTCAAGGCGATGGAGTCTTATGTGATGGACTTCCACCGACGCTTCCCCAGGATCAGGATCATAGGCCACAACGAGGTTGCCGCCAAAGCATGTCCGAGTTTTGACGTTCAGAAGTGGCTGGAGTCAATAGGTATCAAACAATAATCAATCAACAAAGCAATGGATAGCCTGCTCAACTTTTTAATGTTCGCCCTTCCCGGCGGCTTTATCGGCAGCGTGTTCACATGGCTTGTCGGTCGTAGGGAGCATAACAACGACATGCTCTCGAAGTTGCAGGCTTCCATCAATATGCTGTCCGAGGAGAACCGCAAGATCCTTGCCGAGAATGTGCAACTAAGGAAAGAGAATGCCGGTCTGCAAGCCAATCTGGAGGAGATACTGTTAAAGCAGCGCACCCTCCTGAGGGAAGTGGATCTCTTACGCAGTGAAATAACCAAACTCACAAAGAAAAACAATGAAACATCTAATCAGAGGGGCAACCCTAACACTAATGGTGGCCGTGGCAATGATCCTCGCGGGGTGCGCGTCAACAAGACACAAGGAGAGAACCGTGTCGCAGGAGGCGTTATCGACAGCCGCCTCAGAATACCTCGACACACTGGGGACAACCCTGTCAGAGAGCCTGACGTTGAAGAAGTCCGGTCAGAAGGAATGCCGGATGACCCATGCTATCACGGCGGAGGGGATTGCGGCGGAGTCGGCGAGACTGAATGTCCCGATACAGAGCCTCCGTGACCTTCCCGACGGTGCCGGTTATACGGCAAAGGATGGGCGCGCCGGAGTCGAGCTCCGCAAGGAGGGGGACAATATAACCGTGACAGGGCGATGCGACTCCATAAGCAGACTGTATCATTTCTACCGTGAAATGAGTCTCGAGCAATACAATGAGATCGACAGTCTGCGACGTGAATTGTCCCGGCTTGAAAAATTCAGTGCCACACAGACAGCCGAATTGAAGGCTATGCATGAGGAACAGTCCAAGGCGCGTGACAAACCTCCCGAGACGCGCCACTGGTGGACTCTCGCCGGATTTGTAGCCGGAGTGCTTTGCGCGTCTCCGATCAGGAAACTCAAAAATAAAATAACAACCCTTATAAAAAAATAAGTTATGGTATATGTAAATGACGGTTACATCATGCTGCTTGACGCGCTGGTGTTCAATGACAAGAAGATCGGTGTTATTTCCGATGACGGCATAGACTGGGGCGGTGACTCCGCGGAATATATCAAGCTCTGGGGGGCGCAGGTGCGTAATGCCCCGGTAAAGAAAATCAAGAAAAAGGATGGCACAAACGTCCTGAAATTCACCCTTATCGAGCTTCTGCCCCAGAATTGCAAGGATGTCATGGGCGGCACTGTGACCGGTGAACGCTGGGATGCCCCGGCTAATACAGTGAGTCTTTCGGGACCATTGAAGATACTCGCCGGAACCGGTCAGACCATCGATATAAAGAACATGACCCTCGACGGTCTCGTGCGTGGTAAGATCGGCGGCGACAGTGCCCTCGGTATAGAGTGTGAAATGGAAATGATCAATCCGGCTGATGGCGGTTCACCATTCGCCATGTACCCCACCGTGCCCTTCATTTCCGCGACCCCGACACAGCTTTCTTTCACCAAAGCAGGGGAGAGCAAGGTGATCGAGATAGACGCTTCCGGTCCATTCACCGCCGGCGTGCTTCCGGCTGGATTTTCAATGGAGATCGTCAACGGGCGCATAACCGTTACAGCTTCGGCCAACGCCGGCGCAGCCCGTAACGGCAGTGTTGAATTCGCCCTCGCATCGGATCCGTCGAAAAAAGTCACCGTAAGCCTGTCCCAAGCCGGCAACGCCTAAGCCATGCGGAAGGAGATTGAAATAGAGGCGGCCGACGCCCTGCTTGATGTCGGGGTGTCGCTGCCCCTGCTCAGGATAAAGATCCCTTTCCGGCGCAAGCCCCTTCAGATCCGGCTTACGATGAGACGGCCCTGTCTCGGCAGCCAGATCAGGATAGCGAAACTGTATCTTGAGACCGGCACCACCCATGAGGCTATGGAACGTTTCAACAAGCATGAGGAGCTTGCCTTCATGGCACTTCACGGAGTCCGGGTCAGCAAGATGGTGGCGCTCACAATCTGCCGGGGGAAATTGTCCGGGTGGCTGCTTACCCCCGTAGTGGCGTGGCTTCTGCGGTGTGTTGTGGATGACCGCTGGGTGCAGGGCGCGAACATGCGCTTCATATCCCTGCTCGGCACCAAGTCTTTTATGAACATTATCGGATCGGTGGAGAGGGTGAACCCGCTGTCACCGAGAACGAGCCAAAAAAGGAAGGGGAGTTAACCACCGAGTATGTCGGTAGCCATAGCCCCTTCGGGATCCTCTGGCAGATAGCCGCAGCAACCGGCTGGAGCAGTGAATACATCATGTGGAAGGTGAATTACCAGACCTTGCGGATGATGCTTGCCGACGCTCCGCACTATGAGAGCCGGCGCAGGTCGAAAGCCGGCAGGAATGATAAGGGCGGGAAGCCTAAAAGCACCGCCGGATTTTTTCAAACAAAATTACAACAGAACCAATAGGGACCAATGAAACCAGTCGAGATAGAATTCCTGATGCGAGACAAGCTGACTCCCGGACTTGACAAGGCCGGGAAGTCGGCTGAGTCCCTTGGTGACAAGGCGGAGCGTGTCGCCAAGAGCATCACAGACCGCATAGCGTTATTGAAGGATAATGTGAAATATGCGGAAAACTATCTCAAAAATCTGAAGGCGCAATATGACCGTATGGGCCCCGGCAAGGCACAGCTCGAGATGAAAGCGGAGATAGACGCCTGCACAAAGGCGTTGTATGAGGACAAGATCGCACTTTCCGCCCTTGAGGAGGAACACAGGAAAAATTCAACATCCACCAAGCGGCTCTCAATGGAGCTCCGTGAGTTGCTCGACGCGATGGCGCGGATGCGCCTCGAGGGGAAACAGAACACCCGGGAATATCAGGAGATGGCCTCCAAGGCCGCCACCTTATCTGACACCATAGGCGACCTCCGCACACAGACAAACATACTCGCCCATGACGATGCGGGGCTTCAAGGCGTTATGAGCGGTGTAAGCGGACTTTCCGGGATGTTCACGGTCGCCACCGGCATAATGGGGGCATTCGCATCAGAGAACGAGGAGCTTGTGAAAATACAGACTCGCGTGCAGAGCGTCATGGCAATCACCATGGGGCTGCAGCAGGTGTTCAACACGCTCAACAAGGATTCCGCTTTCCGGCTTGTTACAGTACAGAAGGCCCAGGACCTTTTGACCGCGGCCAATACAAGACTCGCGGCGGCACTCGGTATATCGAATGCGGCAGCCACCGCGCTTATGGCAACGCTTACATTGGGGTTGTCGCTTGTGGTGACCGGTCTTGTCATGATGTGGAACAAATACTCCGATGCACAGGAGGCTGCCGCTGAAAAGGCGCGCGAACTTGTAGAGATAGAGAGTTCCGGACGCGCGACGATGATCAAGACACGTTTTGAGATCGACAACACAGCCCGGACATTGAAAGAATTTACCGGAACAAAGGAACAGGAGAGGTTGAAGGTAGATGAACTCAACCGCAAATACGGCGAGAGTTTCGGTTATTACAACACCATCGCCGAATGGTACGATGTGCTAATCCAAAAAGGTGAGGATTACGTGCAGATGCTTTTCCTGCAGGCCAAGGCGCAGGCGTTGGTTGACAAGGCGGTGGAAGCCGATGAAGAGGTCGCCAATATCGAGGCAAACGGAGTGGAGCATTACCGACCGCTTTTTGGTGCCGGCGGCAAAATACCTATGCTTTTCGGCGGTGGCAAAAAAGGGCATTACGGCAGTGATCCGGCAGAATTGGCATATAACGAGGCAATGGAGGCAGCCATAAAGAAACGTGATGATTTCTATGCCAAAGCCGAGGCTTTACAGCGCCAGATGGAGGAATTAAGGAATAAGTCACACATAGGTGGCTTTACGGCTCCCGAAAATCTCGGCAATGGCGGCATCCCGGAAAAAGCAAGGCCGAAAAACACCCTTGCCGAAATGGAGCTCGAGGCCGCCCGTAGGATTGAGGACCGCCGCATAGACATTATACGGGAAGGCTACGAGAAAGAGCGCGCCGAGGCTCTTTTGAATTTCGAGCGGGAAAAAGAACGTATCACCACCGAGGAGCAGCAAAGGGTGGAACTGTACCGTAAACTCAAGGAAGCCGGCGAGAAGGTGACACCTGAGCAGCTTGCCAATATCCATGCGCAGGCCGCCACCCAGCGCACTCTTGCGGCGCAGATATATGACGCCACCACGGCAGAAATTACAGCCCGGGAAAACAAGGATGCAGCCGACAGGCAGAAGAAGCGCGAGGATGAGCTGCAGGCACTGTTAGGCAAATATCAGGACTATGAGGCGCAACGCTCGGCTATAAAGCGTCAGGGCGATGCCGACATAGCGGCCCTTGAGGCGGCACGTACCGCAGAAAACGGCGATGGGATAGACCGGGCAATAGAGGTCGCCCGGGAAAAAGTACGTCAGGGCATACAGGCTATAAATGACGAGGAAGCCCGTAGCATGACGCAGGATAATGATTTTTTGCGCAATCTCTTTGGAGATTACTCAAGCATGAGTCTTGACGCATTGCAGGATCTGATTGCACAGGCACGCAAACTCCGTGCCTATCTGAATGGGAAAGGCACAGCGGAGGGGCTCACTTTCATAAGCGATGAGCAGCTCAAGAATATCGAGGCAAGTCCGGCAGAACTTGACAAACTTAAAAAGGCACTTGACAAACTGCTTGGAGGCGGCAAGGATGCCACCAACAAATGGGAGCGGATATTCCAGACATTCAAAACCGGTATATCCGGATTGCGTGGAGCCGGAGGAGCCAAAGAGATAGCCGGGTCAATCGGCACCATAGCCGGTGCGGCGCAGGAGGCCGGAGCGGAACTGGGTGCCATGCTCGAGCAACTCGGCGAAAGTGAGATTTCCGATGCCGTGAATGGCGTTCAGCAGCTGATGGGTGCCGTATCAAACATAGGGCAGGGATTTGCGCAGGGTGGCATTGTCGGAGGCATAGGCGCAGCCGTAGGTGAGGGGATTAAGTTTCTGACCTCGGCATTTGCTGCGGAAGCCCGCCACAGGGAAGCCTTGAAAGAAATAGAGCGTGCCAAGCTCGACTTCCAACGCCAGTATAATCTGCTTCTGCTGCAACAGAACCTCCTGATGAAGGACGCCGAGAGTATTTTTGGTGAGAAGCAGGTAGCCAAAGCGGCCAATGCCATAGAGGTTTACCGTCAGGCATTGGCACAGTTCAAGGAGGAGCTACAGGGCGACGCTCCGAAACAGACATTCTGGGAACGATTGACCAATGATGCCGGAGGCACATACCGCAAGCGTCTTGATGCGTATAATGCAGGTTTCGGAGCCCTATACAATGCCCAGATCGTCACAGGTCATAAAAAGACCGGACTGTTCGGATGGGGTAAAGGCAAAGATCTGTATAGTTCAATTCTTAGCGTATATCCCGAGCTGATCAAGGCCAACGGCGAGCTTGACACCGAGATGCTGCGTGTGATACTCGACACCCGGAAAATGAGTGACGAGACCCGGAGCTATCTCGAGAATCTTATCGAGCTGAAGGATGCGATGGACGAGGCCGAGGATGCCCTTGAGAGCTATCTTACCGAGACATTCGGCAGTCTGGGCTCAGGTATAATGGATGCCGTCACCTCCGCATTGAAGGGTAGCGGCACTGCGCTTGAAAACTTCGCAGCCAGTGCGGCCGGAGTCCTCGAAAATCTCGGTGAGCAGATAGCCTACTCGCTGTTTTTCGCTGACAAGTTCACAGAGCTTCAGGCGAAACTGAAAAGCATATACGGAAGCGGTAAGAGCGAGGAAGCCATAGCCAACGAGGCTATGGGCGTTATCGACAGCTTCTATGACAATATCGGCAAAAACGTGGATGCCGCCCAAGCATGGATGGAGGCATGGAAGGAGAAGGCAGCCGCCATGGGGTTTGACCTCTGGAAAAACGACAGTGACACCGACGGATCATCCCCGAGCGGACGCGCGGGAGTCTATACGGCACTGAGTCAGGAACAGGGCACCAAGCTCGAAGGACTGTTCACAAGTGTTCAAATGCACGCCGCATCCATAGATGAGACACTCGACAGTTTTATGGACACATTCGGGCAGTTGTGCGACACCATAGGCAAGATACTGGAGAAAGTCGATGCTTTGCCGTTGATGGCCGAAGATATACATGATCTGCGTACAAACGGAATTAAATTGAGATAATTATGAACGATATAATGAGAGGGCTGCTATTCATAAACGGTCGCGATGTCTGGACTGACTTCGGCGCATGGCTGGTGGAGGATAAGGAGGGGGAGACCAAGAATTACTCCGCCTTGCAGAAACCACCGGCGGCCAAGGCGCATGTCGCTGTCAACTTCCGGGAGCAGGACGGGGAGAAGCTGCCTGAAAAACTTGTGCAGAAGTGGGAGCCGCGTGACATATCGCTGAAGTTTGCCATCGCGGCTTCAGACAGGGCCGCTTTCATCGCCAGACGCGACGCCTTTGTTCTATTTTTGAAGACCGGTGCTGACGGGTGGCTGAGTCTCACGGTTCCGGAGCTCGGCAAGACCTACCGTATATACTATAAGGACTGCTCCGACTATGACCATCTGGAAGATATTGGCGGCTCCGTCGCTGCCCGCTTCACGGTCGTATTCCGGGAACCGAATCCTCAATTCTGAAAATATTAAAATGGCATTAGGATGGAACTTGAAATATACTCGAAAGATGGTAGTCTGAAGCTCTCGGTTGAGCCTAAAGACAACAGTACCCAGACAGAGGAAATCCAGTCAGGGAATACGCTGATGCTGTATTTCGTTCTGCCCCGACGGGTCGCGCTCGAGGTCAATGACTACGTTGATTTCATGGGCCGGCGCTACTGGATTGTCGAAAAATACCACCCTGTGCAGAAATCTACAGTCGAATGGGAGTATTCGCTGAAGTTCTACGCTCTGGAGAATCTTATATCGCGCTTCCTTGTCCTGAATACGACTGACGGAGAGACGGAGCCGGTATTTTCACTGACGGCCACGGCACGCGAGCATGTGGCGCTTATTGTCAAAGCTATTAATTCCGGCTTCGGAACCAACATCTGGAAAGTCGGCGCGGTTGAATTCAGCAACAACATCACGATTGACTACCGGGGCAAATACTGTAACGATGCTCTGAAAGCCATCGCTGATGAAACCGGACTTGAGTATTGGACAGAGGGTACTACAGTCAACCTGTGCCGTTGTGAATACGGCGAACAGATAACGCTGGGCTATAAGAACGGCCTTGCTAAAATTCAGGCGGATGTGGCTGATAATGCCAAGGTCTATACCCGTCTTTTTCCAATTGGCTCCTCAAAAAACATAGATCCGTCGGACTACGGTCACAGCCGTCTGCAACTTCCCGGAGGTGCGCAATATGTGGATATCAATACAGACAAGTACGGTATAATCCATCACTATGAGGAAAACGCCTTTGCCACGATATTTCCGCGCTATACGGGCACAGTCAGCAGCGTGCGCAGTGAGGAGCGCACGGGCGATGACGGCGAGAAGTTTACCGTGTACTTCTTTAAGGACAAGGCGCTCCCGTTTGACCCCAATCAGTACGAAATCGGGGGCCTGGTCAAGCGTGTGACCTTTCAGGAGGGCAGCGAGCTGGCCGGTCTCGGCGACGATGACAACGGTACGCACTATTTTGAGGTCGACTTCAACAGCGATACACGGGAATTTGAAATAATCACACAGTTCAAGGACGCGATGCAATTGCCCGGAGGTGTGCTAGTGCCTAAAGCCGGTGACCGTTACATACCGTGGAACATCCGGATGCCTCAGGAATACTACGCTCTTGCCGAGGCGGAATATCTTGAAGCGGTCCACGACTATAACGACAGTCATTGTGTGGATATTTCCTGTTATAAGGCCCCGACGGACTATGTCGATATTGATGCCCGCGGACTGGTGGATATCCATGTAGGTCAGCGTGTGCGTCTCGAAAGTCCCGATTTTTTTCCTGAAACCGGATATAAGGATAGCCGGATAACCCGTATAACGCGTAAAGTCAACCGTCCGTCGCAGATGGATCTCGAAATAAGTGACGCTACGAGCCGTGGCCTGATACAGAAGATAACCAACGACATTGAGGATGTAAGGAGCTTCGCACGGTCAATAAGCGCATCGCTGACACTGCCGGATATTCTCCGCACCGGAGACCAGACGCGTCCGACGGACAATAACCTGTTTTCAGCCCGCCGTACACAGGCGGAGTTTCTGTCTAAAATCAAGGATGACCGCAGTAAAGGCCAGATAGCATCGGACAAAGGCTTTGAGGTAGGTGACTATCTCGCGGGCGTATCGGGAGCTAAAATCGGCAAAGATGCCGAAACCGGGCAGACGTTTGGCGAGATGGATAGGCTGTTTGTCCGCATCAAGGCATACTTTGAAACTCTCACCATTATAAATGCGGATTCTCTCGCCGGGGAGCAACGTATCACTCCCGGCGGAGGCGTGAAGTGTACGTCAGTCGAGGTGCTTGACGATGTTTACCGCTGCTACTTCCTATCGGAGCAGGACAGCGAGAAAACCGAGACGAAAATCATAGCCGGAGACCAAGCGATAGCGCAGATGTTCAACGCCAAGACCGGCACGTCCAATAAAGTCAGCAACCACCGCTACTGGCGACTTGTCACGGCTGTGAGCAATGATGCATATACCAACGACTCCGGCAACCGTTACGGTTATATCGACCTTTCAAAGGCAGACTGCGAGAAAGGAAGCGACATACCGCAGGCAGGTGACACCATCGTGCAGTTTGGCAACCGCACAGACCGTACTCGTCAGGCTGCAATGGTGTTCAGCACAGTTGATGCTGACGCACCTTCAATCAAGCTGTTTACCGGAATAGATTCTTATTCTCTTGCGGGCAAGGATATTGTCTCTTATGGCTATGACCCAGTCAAAGGCAACGCCTATTTCAACTGTTACGGCGACACTTACATAGGCTCCCGGAACGGAAAAACATTTATTAAATATGACGAAGCGACCGACTCGTTTGACATAAAAGCGAAAATTTCTGTCTTGTCTACCATAGATGGAAAAACGCTCAATGATTACTTCTCCAGCCTCATCCCGGAGCTTAAGCAGGAGGACATCGAGTCCTTTGTTGACAACATCGTCAACCCGAAGATAGAGAGGATCCAGGACCAGATTGACGGGGTGATAGAGTCGTTCTTTGGCTTTGGCGCGCCGACGCTGAATAACTATCCAGCCAACGAGTGGACTACCGACGAGGAGCGCAGGGCGCACGAGCGCGACACCTACACCGACCGTACGGAGTATGTGGACGATACAACAACGCCGACAGCCGGGCAGTCGTGGAAGTGGCAGTACACCTCACCCACGGACTACGGATGGGTGAAGATCGCCGACTCCGACGCGGTAAAGGCTCTGCTCGACGCAGCCAAGGCTCAGGACACCGCAGACAGCAAACGCCGTAATTTCACGGCCCAGCCCGTGCCGCCCTACGACGAGGGGGACCTTTGGGTGAACGCGACCTACCCTCCGGACACGACCAAGGAAACGCGAGATCCAGCCAACGGCAGGTATTACCTTGACATACTCCGGTGTAACCCGAACGTACATAAGGCTACGGGCGCGGCGTTCGCTATCTCGGACTGGGGCCTGGCCTCGAACTACACCGATGACACCACCGCCCGGAAAGCTCTGTCGCAGATTGCGGGATATGAATATCTCAAAAACGCTCTGTTGCCTGAGAACCCCACAGAGATATACAGCGGACTTATAATATCCACGATGCTGTCGCTGGGCTATAAGGATCAGGCCGGTCTGCGTCACACCATGGCGGGAATGAACGGCTCATGGGTAGACTCTCTGGGCGGTCGCACAATCGCGGCTTGGTATGGCGGCGATATGGCCGATATGTTTGACGCCAACGACAACCGTGTACTGCTCCTGTCGGGTATGCGTCCTGCGGCGTCGCTGATACGCATGGACGGATCGGCCTATTTTGCCAAAGGCAACATCAATTTCCGCGCGGACGGCTCCGGTTGGTTAGGGAATGACCTTACGGGGATAAAATTTGCCGCCGACGGAAGCATGACCTTTGGGTCGGGCATCAAGTTCGACGTTACGAACGTCACGGGCCTTAACGACACCCTTACATCGCTTGCCAACTTTAATATCGGATTGTCTGAGTTGCTTAGGCCGTGTGACGCCCAGGATAACGAAATCTCGTGGGCTGAGGCCACGCAGAGCGATGGCGCAGGAGGCATAAGGGCCAAGTCAATAAAGGCCAAGGTGGGATTGTGGACTGACTTGTATTTGTCTGCACTCGGACATAACCCTAACAGTGGTATAGGCACACCGGGCATCACCGCTCTCTCGGAGCTTACGGATGTGGCACTCTCGGCCCCGTCGGCGGGTCAGGTGCTCGCTTTTGACGGGACGCGGTGGATCAACCATACGATTAATGCGGGATTGGACGAGGCGGCGCTGGCGCAGTATCTGACGAGCCACAGCTATGCCACGCAGGCGTGGGTGCGGCAGCAGGGGTATGTGACGAGCCTTGGTGTCAATGGCAATAATCTCACTTGGACTAAGGGAGGGACTGTCAATAACATCACGGTGCCGTTTGCCACGTACAGCAATGTGAGCAAGTGGCTTAATACCGGTGGTGGCAAGATAGATGCCAACACGCTTGAGGCGTCGGGTAATCTCACATTTTTCGGCGAGATTGACAATACAAGCAGCAATATACCCGTGACAGCGGGATGGCAAAACTCGCTCATCAATATCGGTCTGCATCATAACAATACTGCGGCACAGTTGTATTTTTCCGCTGGCCAAAATATGTTTTTCCGCCCGAGCAAGACGGCCGCATGGCGCACAATCCTCGATACCGAAAACTATGCGGCGACGCTCAATAATAAGTATGTGACGGTGGACACGGCTCAGACGATTACGGGGCTGAAGACATTTACGTTCTACACACGCATCGAAAAAGCGCTGATGTTTAAGAATTCAGCTGCCACAACCGGAATCTATTTGGCTCCGGGTGCCAGCGGCGAACTCGCTTTATATACGCACTCCAACTACTCATACGCCGGGCGAATTGGCCAAATATCATATACTGGAGCACTGACAATGAACTCCTTTGTCAAGTCCGGCGGCACGGCCACTCAGATACTTTTGGCCGATGGCTCGGTGGGCGATGAGCTTGCATATCTGCGTTACCGTGGTGCTACCTCCACTGCGGGCGAGAGTACGCTGTGGTCTCAGATAGGTCTCAAATCATACCATAACGCACTGCCAGACGGTCTCAGTGGTGTATATAACTATGGCGAGGCAA